TTAATCCGTCTCCTCTTCTGAAGGAGAGTCGAAGATGACTTCATATTCCCGGTCGCTGGAATAACTGTTAATCATTTCATCAAGATCGGCATTCATTGCGTTAATGAGCTCTCCGACTTTTTTTGTGTCTCCATCCGTGATACGGATCCAGCCGGCTGCGTTTGACTGAATCCAGTGCTTCAGTCCCGCCTCCAGGATTCCCGTCCAGGACGCGAGCTCTATTTCCAGTTGCTCACGGGGAATAAACAATCCCTGTTCTTTATCCACCGCCATCTTCTTTTTTTTATTGTCAAGAATCAGATTATCAAGTTCAAGTTCAGCTTTCTTTCGCTGCAGTTCTGACATCGCTTCATTGGCAGGTTTTCCCGTTGACTTCTGTTTGAGCCAGGTCTTCGCGTAACGGTCAATATCCTTGCGCAGGAACATTCCGTCGCTGGCAACGAATCGTCCCTGTTCGAAATGTCGATGCAGGCTTGTTTTAGAGACATTCCATCCTTCTTCTTTCAAGTATGACAGAATCTGCGCAAGGTTGGGAAACGATGATTCATCGCCGACCAATGCCACGAATTCCTGAAGAGCCGATTCCGCCAGATTCAATTTACTGCGGTTATTATCCGAAGGCTCCGAGAGACATAATCCCTCAGCTTCCTTCAAGGCGGTAAACAGCGCAACCCCCTTGATCCTCACGGAAGTCGGCTTATCGGCAATGAGTTTTTCGAAGGCTTCCTTTTCCATTTTCATCAATAAGTCACGGCGCTGGTGAGCACCGCAGCCGCCAGCCAGTAGACAACCTTTCGCCAGTCGCATGAGGGCATGTAGGCCAGGGCTGCGCAAATATCCAAGACGATAAGGATTGTTGGAAATATCAGTTCTTTAGTCATTTTTTCTCACAGCCTGATCAATTTCCTGATACCAGGGAAATGATGCTCAAACCAATTTCGCGACATCAGGAAAATGGTCAAATCTTCTTAAACTCTATAGGCCACACCCAGGGGTTTAAACTCCAAGGGTATTTTTTCTCGTTTAGCAAATTCCAGTAATTTGCAAACGCTAATCTGGCGCTGTCTAAACACTTCCGGTAATCTTTCGGATGTGGATCATGCATTGACCAGCCAGGATTGAGATTGCCCCATCTGTTTTTCCCACAGTCCACAAAGCGAGCGCCTTCCCTGATAGCATCTTCCGCGGTTATGTCCTGCAGGCGCTCGACTCTTATGCCTGTTGCCTCCAATGTAAATCTACTAGCCCAGCGAGGCATGAAGATGGAAGGTCTTGAATATGGGTAATCGTCACTTATTGTCGCTCCATCAGCAGCATAAACAACCGGAGGCTCTGACAGTGGAGCGCCATCGGAATCTGATCCGCAAATATAGCAACTTTCCTTCACCCAGAACCGATCTCCAGGCACGCCGAAAGGGCACTTGATTGTCTTTTCTGATCCGTCCGTATGTCGGAAATGGTAAATTCCTTTTTCGCTTCCTATCAACGACCAAGCATCGGGATTCTTATTGATCTCCTGCAGGCCTCGGGTCCGCCTGGTAACGGTTTTATGATCCAAAGCCCGAATCATCGGGCCGGAAAATGGCAGTGGACGGTATTTCATTTTTCTGACCTCATGAGTTTCAAGGCTTTATCAAAGTCACCATTCGATATTGCCTGGTTCAGCTCCATCTTCCTTATTTTATCGATTTTTCTGTCATCTTCACGATTAAGAAATGCAGCCTTTCGAGCTTTCTTTTTGCTTCCCTGAAATCTCTTATCCATCATTTAACCCACGGCAGATCATCATGCGTCCGGCCATCAAGGAGACGGCCGGCTTTCTTGCGGCCAACACGGTACGATTTGCTTCCGTCTGGCCATTTGTGATCCTGTCTATTCCAGAACATAATATCCTGAGGCATTTCCTGCGTTTCATGAAGCCATTCACCGTTTTGTTTAAAGAAGAAGGGAACACCAGCTGCTGCGCATTGGTCCCTTACCGATCTCACCCAATCCGGATGAACCGGCCTGGAGCCGGGACCTGTCTCGCCGCCAAGGATCACGGCGTTGATGGTGCGAAAATCTGTAATCCAGCCTGGTCCGTGGCTTCCACCATACCCGTCAGGAAGAACTGTTTGACGAGGATGAAGCCATTTCTCGATATCAATCGCTCCCAGCATTGGCTCAATGCTTAGAAACTTCTTTCCTGGCACTTGCAGGAACTCCGGAATTTTCTCGTCGGCTTCCTGTTGATTGCAGACGGTCAGGCCAAAATAGATGTGATTGTATTTTGCCGATAATCCTATTTCTGAGTATGTTTTTATCCAATTAGTCACGATTTCGGCCATTCTCTTTGGGCGTTTAGTAAGGATTAGAAAAGTGTGTGGTTGGAAGTCTCCGTCATCGCTGAATTGATATTTATATGTTTTTTCGCAATATCCGGGGGGGTCTGCGCACTCATCCATCACATTCAATGCACTGAGGGTAAAATTATAGGGCACATCCTCGTG